TCAGCTTTTAAATTAGTGTTGACATTGAGCGTGTAATTTCTGCGTCTGATATTGGCGCCAAGAGCATTCAGCTCATTCTGTACAGTACGCCTATCAAATCTAATTTGCACTGGCAATGGAGTACCAGCAGCGGCCTGCCCAAGACCCGCTAATTGCTGTCTAAAGAAGGCTAGGTCAAGACTTACCTTAAGCTTCAGTTCGGCGTCTTGAGCTGCCATCTTAATTTTCGCTTACTTTCCCTTTATTCTATAATCATTGCTCTTGATTACGTCCAGCAAATCCCTTCATCTCATCAGCAAGCAATGCAATAACACGTCCGTCCATTCTTCTTGTCTTCATCAAACGCTGAAGTACAATCAAGCTTGCATCCGTAACGCCATCTTCTTTCTTGATTTGCTTCGTATCAAACGGCAAGAAATCCTCTGGTTTTACTTTGCTCTTCTTGCCCGCCATCATACCCGCCGCCATTGTGCCAAGTTTGGCAACGGCTACACTGCTGACATTATATTTTGCAATGTCATGACGATCAAGATATTTCAATGCACGCTTAACGTCATCAAGCTTCTGGAGGCCAAAATTGTTGGCACTCCATCGCTCGTCTTTGAAGTCAGAAGCTGAAAGCCTGAAATAGATTTCGTTCCAATCTGTCAGGCTCTTAAGTTGCTGCCTAGCTCGCGCTTCAAGCTTTTCTGCTACTGAGGAGAATTCCTCTTCGTCGCTTTTTTTGCTTCTACGGCCTCCTGTGTCTCAGCATTCTGCTCTTCAGCAATGAATTCCACCACTTTCGCAATGGTCTTGCGCGGAAGGTTTTTAGTGTCTTCGATTTCCCAGTCGCAAAGATCTTGCCATCCGCCATCAATCAGGCCCTGCCCACGAGAACGAATGAAAGCGGTGACCATACGAGCATTTGTGGCTTCTACGGACGAGCCACTCGTAATCATGCTCAGAGTCTCTTCAGTGAACTCAGAAAGCAGTTCGGCCTCAGTAATGGAACCACCGCCCTGCAGAAGCGCGAAAGCCTCATCAAGAGGGATCTCACGCGATGCGGCAATGCGCTTGGCAAGCTGAACGGCACGGATGGTAGCTTGACTTTGCAGCTTGCTGATTTCTTCTTGTTCAATGGATTCAGCAACAAGCCAACTACCATATTTCTTTAGGCGAATTTCGGGCAGCAGCTCAAAATAACCTTCAGTTTTGGTTTGAATCAGAAAGCTGTATTTGCTCATGATCAAGAATGTTAAGCAATGCGTTGAACACCTTCACTCGCTCATGAGAAGAACGAAATTCTGGTGGCACTTCAACCAGCATTGAATGATTGTCGTTGCCAATTCTAATGGTCATTTCTCTGCAGGAAATAAGGCACAATATGCCCACCTCCAATGCGGTGCCGTCAACAAGACAATTAATTGCATGCGCTGTATTATCTTCGCTCCATAAATAATCAATCTTCATTTGTTTAGTGCCGTGCGTATGCGCATCTTAAGGTCTTTACTCACTTGGCTACTGCCAAACAAATCCTTTTGCTGGAATACATCTGTCCATTGACGTGGGGAAAGATTGGTACTTAGTCCCTCGTGAACATACCATGCATAGCCGCGTCCACTGCTATTTTTAGCATCCCAGTCCCATGATGCAGTGATATCAATGCCACCTTGCGAGATGGAAAAACTGTCGCGTCCGCTTCTGTAAAGATCTCCCAAGTCAAAGATGTTACGAGGACTTGTGACTACTTCTCCACTTTTACGTTCTGTTTCACCGTCGTAATTCCATTTGTCTTCTAAGAATTGATTACGAAAATAATCGTTCACGTCAAAACGTGTCCACGTTTCAAAAGCCTTGGCAAGCTTTGCTTCCAAAGTCTTGGCATTAACAATTGTTCCGCCAACAATAGTTCCACTCATGGTGCCACTAAATTACGAAGAACTAAATCGGGAATCAAAAAGCGGCAACGTTCGTAAGCAATATCATCGCCGGGGAAAAATCGTGGCGTAGCATCTGGAAATCTCCGCACCATTCTGTCCATCGCCAAAGCAAGCGTATTGCTATTAGTCGTATATTGCACTAATACTACTTCCCAAACCTGCGTCACCTTGACCGTGCCTCCCAATGGAGAACGAGGCGCAAGTTCAGGAAACTCTCGCATCGTCACTTCTAGCCCTTTCACTTTCCATTCTTTTGGCACGCTTTGCCTACCCACTACATACACCGCAGGAATCGTTGAATTATTTGGCAATGTGTAGGTGCCGATCAAGTCGGGCGACGCAGAAAGAAGCGTAGTAATCGTATCGCGAAGCTGAGAAATGTTCATTAAAAAGCCTGTCCCCATAGGAGACAGGCTAGCGAAGATTCAATGAAAGAATCAGGAATTAGGAGCAGTTGGAATGATGCTGCCAGTCTCTGAGGCGTTCTGGTGAATACCAATGCGACCACGACTAATCAGATCGAAAGTAACTTCTACGAGGTTATCAGCAGGATAGCTCTCATTGTAGTTCATCACACGGCCGACATAGGCAACGCGGTCGTAATAGAAAGTAGTACCAGAAGCGCCAAGCTGCTTGTTAATTTCAACGTACACTTCAGCATTCTTGTCGTAACGCGCAGAGCTAATCGCTTGGAATGCTTCGTCAAAGCTATTGGGCAGGAACACTGTGCCATCCACGTCCTTCTGGAAGTAGGAAGTGATGGATGCAGTGGCTTGGCTAGTAACCACCACGCTATCAGCGAAACCACCGCCGCCCAGCAGGTAGAATTCTTGGTTGCCATCGTTAAAGGCAACAGAGGCAGTAGTAGCTGCTTGCAGAGTGTAGAGAGTGGGAGCGCCGCTAACAGTGAAAGTGGCGCCGCTTTGAGTGATGACAGGACGAGAAGTGCCGCCAATAGAGCCAACGCGGACAATCACGTCCTGGCTCTTCACTAGCTCAGTGGGATGGTAGAGCATGAGAAATTCCTCAATGGAAGAAGAGAGTTAAGCGTTGTCCACGCTTCCTTTGCCAATCAGTCTAAAAATTCCCCTGACTGGCGTGCCTAAGAACTGCCAATAGTGAATAGCAATTTGTTCGTTCGGCAACAGTTCAAACCTTCCTTCCCTTCCATTGATCGTAGCCTGGGCAGAATCTCCTACAGTTACGCCGGATAAAGTAAGGGGGCTGGTCATTCTGCCTTCCATGTAGACGGCAGTCATGTCAGCCCCGAGAAGTTGGTCGTAACGAGGGTTATTCTTTTGTTTTAAAGTGGCGTAAAACGTCACTCCAGTGGCAACTGGCACATAATTGCCAGTTTCTGCATCAAGCGCATATCCAGACGCCACACTAAATACCAAAGTGGCATTTGCAAGTGGCTCTAGATAATTGCTCACACGACAAACCCAACGGAAGAAAGAGGAAGATTATTGGTCATTCGTTTAAACTCCTGACCGTATTGAGTGGCATCAAGCCCCTCGCCATATACTTTGCCGTCAGTGGCACCAATTTGAATGCCCATTTGAGCAAGTTGAATGGCAATGATATGAGCAGCAAGGAACTTTACTGCTCTATCAGTTTGATCCCCGAACACATCGCTAGAAGCATCGTAAGCAGCTTCTGAAATGGCGCCATTGACGATGCCAGATGGATGTGGACCGAATTCAGGAAAGCGCTCAAGAAAGCTTGCGTAGGTGACTGCCATAATCAGGCTTTCCCAATGCGAATAGCTTCAACGCGCTTTGCAATGGCATTCCTCACGCGGACGCGCCCTTCGATTTTCTTCCAATCACCCAGACGATCTGGATCATGGATGAGTTCAATGGCGCGAATGGCTTGCGTGAGGGGAAGTTCGCTAAGGCTTTGAACATTTTCAGGCAGGTCTTCTACCATCACTTGTTCTTTCATTTCTTCAATGGCACCAATAGCAAGAAGCTTCTTGACCGTACCATTTTCCTTCGCTTCCTTCCATTTCTCATCAGGAATTTCCTGATTAAGACCAGGCGTCAGTTGAATGAGCCCGCTCTTGGTAATAATGCCAAACCCTGCATCACGAGGGGGATTTTCAAGTTCGGGACGATAAGCAATCAGCATTGTTCAAGAGAAACAATTGCTAATAGCTTAACGCCCCTCTTCTTGATCAACTATCCTCAGGCAGAAGCCTGCACGTAGATCATGCTCTTGGGATAGTACAGAGCAACGCCACCGACGCGGGCATGAGCAGGAACGATGAATTCCAGACCACGCTGTTGGGGCGGGAACAGCTCAAGAGGCTGAGGGATGTGCAGTTGCACCTTCTCAGGATCGCGCTTGTACACAACCATACGGTCAGTGTTCAGCACGCTGTTGTCAGCTTCCAACTGGTTGATGGGCTCAACGTTACGGATGTAGGGGTTGGTACGCAGGAAGTATTCCAGCACGGTCACGTCCGAAGAATCGGAATTGCGAGTGGTGCTGATCTTGTTGTAATCCGCGTAGGACAGCAGAATGGTGTCGGGCTGTTCCTTCATCTTGGAGCCATTGATGATGGCAGTCACGCCATAGTTCAGCAGCTCAAGCATTTCTTGGGCAGTGGTGCCAGCAGTGGTGAACCACTTGTCAGCAGCAACCACGTCCACAGTGGAGTTGTTGAAGAAACCAGCGAGACCCACAGAGCTTTCGCCGAAGAAAGCAAGGCTTTCCACTTTCTCTTCATAGGCACGACGCACAGCAGCAGCACGACGCTGCTCCAGAGCGATGTTGGCCATTTGAGCAGCACGCAGTTCCTGTACGGTGTAACCGAAGCTTCCACCGAAGGAACGAATGTTGATGCTCTTCTCCACTTGGCTGATGTCAGCGCGGGGCAGATCATCAGCAGCGTCAGCAATCAGACGGAACTCACCAGTGGAGTCCATGATGCGATAGGTGAAGGTCTGGGCGCCAGGACCAGCTTCAGCAGTGACGGGCAGCACAGTGGGATATTTAATATCCGCATACTGCACTTCAAAAACTTGGGGGCGAATGTACTCAAGCTGACGCTCAAGGAACAGGCCCGCATCATCCATACGGAATTCAGACATTTTTAAGAGCCTCCTATCAAGAATCAGCAGAGAGGGTGAAACTCGGACCATTCAGCTCCAGAACAGCGAGACCGCTGCCAGTGGTGGAGGTGAGGAAACGAGCGTTAGCGAGGCGCACAGTGCGGCCCGATGCAAAAGCATGGGAGAACTGACCAGCCTTGCCAGTGCCACTAGCGGAATACAGCACACGCACGGGCGATGCGGGAGTAACAGCGCCGGTCACGTAGACGGCCACTGCACCTTCGTTGGCCACGTTCATGGCTTGCTGATCCTTCACACCAGGACGGCTGTTGCTGTCGAGGGCGGTTTCATCAACATAGGTGAGGACGTTAACGCCCAGCACAGTGTCAGAAACGCCAGAAATGGTGGTAGCAGAGTTGGCAACAGTACCAGCAGTGTTGTACACAGCCAGATTGCCGAAAGGAACAACAGCGCCAGTCTGGTTGACGTAGGTGCCGATGGTGTTGTCGCGAATGTCAGACAGTTGACCTTCCAGCAGCGCAGTTTGCGCGAGAGCGTAGCTCTGTTGCACGCCACCAGCGGAGGCGGTGCCCGAAGCAGAGAAAGTTACGGCCATAATTACTTAGCCTCCTTAGAGATGGAAAGGGGCTTCTTCCAAGCATTCTGCAGCATGTCCATGTAGGACGAAGGTGCAGAAACGGGAGAAGCGATGGAAGCTACGGCTTTGCGCAGCTCGTCAGTAGTGGCAGAATCTTTGCGACCCTCAGAGAGGGTGTCAAACATTGCTTGCACATAGTCGTCGCTCTTCTCGGAAAGATCAAGCTCGTCACCACGTACTGCCTTGATGGAATCAACCATCACTTCGCGGGCAGTTTTACCAGCAAAGTCATAGGCGGCATCGAGGACAGGCTTGGCCTTCTCAACGAGAGCAACACGCTCTTCCACCATGGAATCCAGATTGATTTCCTTGGCGGCAGCAAGTTCAGCGGAAAGATCTTCCACTTGCTCAGCAAGAGCATCAGCGCGACCCTCGGCGGAATCACACTTGCCTTGCATTTCTTTTTGCATGGCGTCCATTTCTTCCTTCATTTTGGAAGCTTCGGACATCATGCCATCGTACTTTTTCTTCATGTCCTCGTAGGACATTTGGGCGTCTTCCCGTTCTTTGGTAATCGCCAGAGCAACGCTCTCGCTCACCTCGAACTCGGCGCCATCAAAATTGACCTTGGCAGTCATAGATGGATCCTCATTATTGGGGATTAAAGATGGATCAGCGGCATCTTGGCGATCAAGATGAAGCTTCACTTGCGGGCCAGCGCGGCCACGACGAACAACGGCGATGTGATTACCAAGGATTTCCTTTTGGATGCCATCGTAATGCTCACCGCCATCAGTAACGCCAGGCGTAGGATCATAATTAACCCTATAGCCAGCGCTTACCTCACGAGCATCGCCACGCATGATGCGCTCAATGGTGTCTTGGTCGGTGATTGTCATCACCGCCTTAACAAAACCATTGTCGTACACCACTTCAGTGCCGCTAAATCCTACTTGGTAGTCTTTAGTATTTTCGGCATCAAGAAGAACGGGAGGATGCTCCGAAGTGATTGCCTTGCCCGCAAAGGAAGCAAGACTATCGGGAGAAGCCACTTCTGTTTCAGGCCTGTATTCACGACGCACGGAGCCGTCAGCGTCTGTGTAGAGCTGAATGCCAGTGCGAGCGATAGAGGCCCATGCCCGAAGATAACCTTCAGGCGTCACCTCATATTTCTCAATGGGAGAGAAATCGTAGCGACAAGATGTGGTGCTCATGTATTCACTTTATCAATAAAAACTGTTTATTATAGAAACAGTTATTCAGGACTGAATAAGAAATGCTGCTGCTTAAGAAAAGCGATGTGGATGTGCTTAAGATGCCGCATCAGCAAGCTCGTCTTTTGATTGCTTCTCGCATTAAAGAAGCCCGCCTTAATGGCGGGCTTTCTCAGAAGGACGTAGCTCAAGCTCTCCATACAAGCCAAAGTTCTTATTCGCGAATGGAACGCGCTGAACTAGCTCCAGACTGCGTGCAAATTCGCACCCTCAGTGGTCTCTATGGAATAAGCGTGCTGTGGCTGATGGGCTACCCCTCGTTCATTCTCAACACGCGAAGAGATTAATCCTCGTCGTCGTCATCTTCTCCACGAATGTCACGAAGCTGGTCTTCAATACCTTCCATGATGTACGATTTTGCCATTGCCTCAATTTCAAACGTGAGGAATTTGGTTGGCTCAAAATGAGGGTCAGGCTTTTCATAAACGCTCATCACGTAGATGTGGGTTTCGTCAAGCCTGCCATTCTTGAAGCATTGTTTTTCCACCAATTCCCATCGCGAAGTGTTCCGATGCTCATTGGAGGAAAGGATGGAAAGTGCCTGCAAAAGACCAATGCCTTCATCTTCTTGCTCGATTACGCGCACGTATTCGCTCATTGGTCTGTGTTGCGACTTTCCACCATTTTAATAATGCGATTTGCCCACGCCCTACCAGCATCTCCTCCCCATAAAAGCCAAGCAATATATCCAGCATCATTTTCTCCGCCACTCTTGTTCTTCTCATGGCGAGAAAAGAATGCAGACATACGCTTGATTGTGGCATAACTAATCTTGCTGCCACCAGCCAAGTCACCCGCCCTGGCAACGCCACTCCCAATACCTTGCTTGCCTGCTTCCTGCGTTGTCAAGCCGCCTTTGCCGTGTTTCTTGCGTAGTTCTAGCCCACGTCGAGCGGCGCTTCTCACAGCAGCAGGAGGGGCGAAACTTTCAGCGTCGCCCCTCAGCGCTTTTTTCCGCAGTTCCCATCCATTTCTTCTTCCTCCTCCTCTTCTTCTTCGCCAATCATCTCCTTAAAGAAGCCCATGTAGTATTCGTCGCTCATGTCTTCTTTCGGCTTGCGCGTCATGCCAGCTTCGGACAGCGCAATTGCTAGTGCCTGCTTCGGGCTCTTTACTGCCTCGCCACTGCTACTCTTCAACTTGCCCCCTTTGAACTCGCGCATTACCTTGGCAATCTTTCCCTGCTTTTCCTTTTTGGTCATAGCGCTAAATGCTTTCCTTAAGCATAGTCAATGGATGAATCCTATCGGAGCAGTGGCAATATTCATGCCGGGAAAAAGTTTGTCGCGATACAAGACCATGCCGGTGATGAGGCGCTCAGCAATAAATGCCAATGCCCGCTTGTCGTAGCCTCCAATGTGAAGAAATTGCTCTTCATGCTTATGCCAAATAGGGGCAAGTGCAACAAACAATGCGCTCATAAATTGTTTGTATTGAACATTGCTCCCTCGTGCCATGTTGCAGCCAATAAAGCTATTTTGATTCCAGATGGCATCAATTTCTTCCCTTGAAAAGATCCAGCTTCCTGAGTCTGCAATTTCCCTGGTGATAGCGGGGGCATCAAAAGTGGAATGTCCGCCATAAAACTGCTGCTCTAGCGTGCAATTAAACAATGCGGGCTCTGGAAAGTACAGCGTATTCTCGTCGTACCATTGATCTCCTGGCTCCAGCCAGTTGCGCCTATATTGCGCATTGCCAATATTTTTTTCGTTCGCATTGAGAATCATCCAAGAAATACAAGACAGCTCTCCCCATCGACTATTAAGCCGCGAAAGGGAAGCATTTTCATCATCAAACACATAACCTTGTGAGCGGAGCGCTTCACGCTCATCGCCAGATAAAGCATGTGCTCCTCCCATGATGGGAACAATGCGAGAACGGGCCTCATAACGCACTGCCTCGCCAGGGATGCACACGGCGTAAATGGTGCAGTCAGACGGTTGCATAGACTTTCCTCGCGGCCCACAGTTCGTTGTAATTGTTTACGCCCTTAGCGCCAAGTTTAGTAAGATCACCGCCCCCTGCAGGCTTGCTCCAAGCCATGATCGTGCCGTCAGGAAGCACGAACGCTCGGTTCTTCTGGTCATGCGTAGGCGTTAGCTCAAGATAGTCGCCGTAGACGAAATTAGCTTGGCTTCCATTCGCAGCAAGCGCCTTGCCTAGAAGTGTGGGACCAGTGGGGCACAGTGGCGTGATGCCATAATATTGCTCCACGCAGTTTGCCACGATCATTTCAATGGCAGTTTGCAGCGCTGCATTGTTTGGCTTGGAATAAAGCACAGTCGTTGCGCAAGCCCAGCTTGTGTAACTAAAGCGCTGAATATCGCGAAAAGCCAAGAATTCAATGCGATCACCAAGATCCACTGCATTAAAAGCCCTCACGCCGATATCAAAGTACCAGCCTCCAAGTTTATTCAGCAAACAAAAGCGTCCCAAATCAGCCTTGTAAGAGAATGGCGTGAGCGTGTCATAGGCCCAAACCACTTCTTCCCCATAGTTATCAGCAATAAAAGAACGCAATTCTTCATTGCTATAAATCTTGTGTGCTGCTTCAGGAAAGCAGGCATCAATAGTGCTGGTGGCGTACTTCAGGAAAGAGCTAAGCTCTTCTGAAGGGTCATTAGATAGAAAGATTTGTGAGATGTGCATGATCAGACAATTTTCGCGGGAGTACCAAAGCCCTTGAATTCAGGCTCGACAGGCTTTGCAGCAAGCGTTTCACTAACTGCATCCTTAAGTTGTTGCTGGATATAGGGCCAAGTGAAAGGCTCTTCATGGAGACGGTTGTAGCACCATTGTCCATGCTGCTTCAAAATGTCGCGATTCTCGTAATAGTAAGTGAGGATGTTTGCTGCGCATTCAGGGTCTGGCAACAATCGCTCAAGTCCATAGTTCCTATCAGTTTCGCTCGCATTGCATTCAATGCGAGGCATCTCATCAAAGATTTCTGCCAAGCTTGTATGATCCGGCACCACTTGTGCCACTCCAGTGGCGCCATGTTCCGAATTGACCAAGCCCCATCCTTCGCCAATGCAAGTGTTAATGCCAATATCAGCAGCGTTATACACTTGATTAAGCTGTTCAATGGGAAGGCAATTGTCCACTGAATAGTGCGGGCTTGTCAAGATAAGCTTACCAGTGGCATCAAAGCCTTCGTCACGCGCCACTCGCTTAAAGAGCGGAACCAATTCCCAGCCCAAGTCCTTGCTGCCCATATTGAGCCATAGTCGAGCATCGTCTTTGTCTTTGGCAAATTTGATGAATGCTTTAATTGTCAGGTCAATGCGCTTACGTGGCTGATTCCTGTTGCCATTGAACACGACAAACACATCTTCTGGCACGCCAAGCTTCTTGCGGCATTCCTGCTTGTCAAGCGGGAAGAACTTCGTGAAATCAGTGCCATGACCAATGATGCGTACAGGCTTTGTGTAGCCCATCAGCTCAAGCTCTTTCTTCGCAAACTCTGTGTAGGTAGCAAGGCCGTCCCACTCCATCATGGGCTTGGCCAGGTCTGGGAACAAACCGTAGGAATCAATGGGAGTGTAAACAAACCATTTAAAACCAAGCTGCTCCTTGAGGGGTTTCGCCTTTTCCCATAGTTGCAATGCAATCCAAATGTCGTTTGTCACCCACACAAGATCAGGCTTAAAAGCTTGAATGACTCCATCGATGCGATGGGAGCCAAATGGATCGGCACCATGAAGCATGGCTGGATAAACCGTATAGTTCTTTGCTTCTGGATGGGGGTCGCCGTGAAAGTTGACCGCCAAAACCGCCACTTCATGCTCTTCTGCTAATGCGGGAAGCAAATATTGAGCCACTCTCCCAAAGCCAGTTTCTACAAAAGCATCGCCACAGTACAGAATACGAGCCATGATCTCCTCTGAATCTTCGTCATCTTAAGGGCCTTTTATACTGACGGCAAAAGGAGGCTAGATGATTCTTCCAGAAGGCTCAATCCGGTTTTGCATTAGTACGTGCAAGAAGTTTGCTCCGCACACAATTCCCGTCATTATTCCTAGCTTGCTTGCTGCTGGACTAAAGCCAGAGGAGATTTTAATTGTCAATGGAGGACAAGCCGTCAGGGCTTTCACAAGCTATAAAGGCGTACCAATGCTGCTGACGCAGCAAAATTCCTTTGAATACACGCCGCTCATCGAAATTGTTGAGCATTCAATGGAGAGTCCATATTGGTTCCTCCTGCACGATACTTGCATTGCAGGCCCCACTTTCAGACAGCTTGCTTACGAACCCCCTGTGGAGGCGCCTGAGAAGGTGGCAATGAAACACACGCCCTCCATGAGCATTGGCCTTTACCGCCACGACTACCTCATGGCCCACAAGCAGCGCTTGATGGCCATCAAGAACACAGACAGCTCACCAGATGCGCTGCAGCGATGGAAGCAATGGGGCGTTCCCAACGAGGACTATATGCTCTGGAAGCTTCAGGATGTGCCATGTCACATTTATCATCCAGACAAGCACGGTCCTGATGAATGGAACTATCAAGGGCATGCAGATCCCTACGGAACTGGCATGCAACGTCGCATTGAATACTTCCCTCAGCTAGAACTGGCCAAAGCCAAAAGCAATTGGCAAGGCGTACAGCCCCACCTTTGTATTGACATCTGATGAAGCGCATTGCAATTATTGGTGGCGGCTGGGTGGGATGCCATTTGGCAATGGCTTTTCGCAATGAGGCGGAGGTGACGCTGTACGAAAAGAACCATACGCTCATTTCAGAAACGTCTTTTATCAACCAAAATCGGCTGCACTACGGCTACCACTACGCCAGGAATGCCGCCACTCGTCGCTTATGTGCCACCACATTTGTGCGCTTCATGGAGGACTACGGCGATCTTGTTCATGATGTGGAAAATAATTACTACGCCATATCAGAAGACGAAAGTCTTCTTGATGCCGAAACCATTTCAATTATCTTTGGGAACGGCCCACATAGCTCCCTGGATCCACAGACCTTTAATCACACATCGCTTTTGTTAAACACCCCCGAGAAGCGCATTGATGCCATTGGAGCGAGCTTGTATTTTCAATGGTGTCTAGAGCCATTGGTCAAAAAAGAAGCAGTTCAACGATCTGATTTACAGGGGCTAAAGAAAGACTACGATTTTGTTTTTGACTGTACCAATAATTCCCTCCTGGAGCCATTGCCCTCTCAATTCTTCGAGGCAGTAGCAATGTTTATTTATCGACCAAAGAAGCCTCTTCCTTTTGGCGCCCTCACCTACATAGATGGAGAACTGTTCTCCATCTATCCATATAACGACAAATGCTTCTCGTTGAGTCACGTAAGGCATGGAATTATGCCCGACAATTCACTTGACAATGCTGACAATGCAAGGGAAATGATTGAGCAGCATGTGGAGCGCTATTGGCCCGATTTTACTGACAGCTTTGACTATTTATTCCCAACACTTTCTATCAAAGCAAAAACTAAAAACAACAGCGCCAATCGCACGCCATTAATGCGCCAAGAAGACAATCTATTTTCCTTCTTTACTGGTAAAATTCAAGGTATCTATGTCATTGAGCAAATGGCGAGGCAAATTATTGCTCAGCCATAAAGCTGTCTAAATAGAGGATATTCGCGATGATGCTTAGGAGCATCAATCAGTTCGCGCGTGATGCCATATTGATATGAGCTTGAATCAAGAAGAAGCTTGATTTGCCTGTGCTCATATTGATTCAAGATGGGACCATTGTCAGTGTCGCTGATATGTACGTGAGCAATGAAACGGAAATAATGGTTGATAATCTTCGCGGGACTATCTCCCTGTAGCCAAGCATTATTGGTGTCGAGCATTGTCTTTACATTACGCAAATTATAGAAATCAATGTGGTTGACAATTTCCTCGACTGTATAGAAATACTTTCCGCCAAATGCCTTAGCAATGGGTTCAATGCAAAGAATGGCATCGTTTGCTTCCAAGATTGAATCCATACGCTTGAGAGTTTCCATCAGGCTTGACGGGCTTCCCCTGCGCAATGCAGGACTACCAAGGACAAAGCGCTTGATGCCCATCAGCGAACCAAGCCTCACCACTCGCAACAAATGCTCTTGAGTGGCAGCAGTGTCTTCAAAGCTTTGCACCGCACTGTCATAAAACAATGCTTGGGCTGAATACGCCCAGAGTCCATAGTCTTCCCTGTAGCGCTTGGCGATATCGCCAAAGTCTTCGTTTCTAGCAAAGATGCGGGATGGCACTAGTTCAATGAAATTAAAAGCGCCAGCATTGGTGCTCAAGATTTCATGCTCTTCTTCATCTTTCCAGCCGATTGCACTAATGCCAAGCATTGATAAAAGCCTCCATCTTCTTCATTGTCTTTGCTTTGTCATCTTTATATGGAGGAATATTGTATTCCACTCGCGGACCACTGCCTACTTTTGCATCTGGGAAAAAGCGTTCAATAATCTCCGCTGTCTCAATGGGGGCTGTATATAGTTCATTCGTAGTGCCACTGATCGCCCTCTTTGTATCTGTCCACAAATCATCCAAACAGTACCATTGATAAGCCGAATTAATGTTAATGTTTTCCACGTTATTGTTTGTTAATAGGTCGAACAGAATATTCTTTTTAATGAGACGATGGAACAATGCGGGAAGGCGAATAATTGTCACCACCGAATCGCGAAACGCTGCCTTCACAAGCATCTCGAAAATGTAGCGATTAGTGCCGTAATCAATGGCAAAAATTTCCGGAGTGCCATCTGCGTAATATGCAGTTTGCCCATGCACGTCAATCGTTGAATAAACAATGACCTCCGCTGGACTTGGGAGATGTCGGATGTTTTGAATGATGCTGTTCATATTGTCAAAATCATCCAGAGGTGCTGCATTTGCTTTCCATTTCTCCGCTGGCATACAAGCTAAATACAACCTTTCGATGGGCTCCTTGAACAATGGAGCTTCGTGAATGTTTTTGGAATGGAAGCAGGCGCCAAACTCGTGCGCCTCACGAAGCACTTGTCCGATGAGGCCCGTGCTTCCAACTAAAACATCCATGCTCACACTGCCACAACTGGCGCTTGTTGACGCATGTATTGTACGCGGCATCTGCAATTAGAAAGGCACGCGCATCGCTGCCCTGGCATTGGCAAGCTTCCAATGGGAACAACGCCCCTCGCCGCAAAGCGCACGCAGTCATCACAATGCTTTGCCTGTGGATCAAGGATGCGTCGCATCAAGCTATAACCTTGTCGTTCTTGACGAATTGCGGAACCTTCCCAGTAAGAACCTCGCACAGCTTGAGAATACATGCCGATACGAGCAAGAGCGATGGGAGCAGAAATGCTCCCAGCCAGAAGATCGCGAGCAAAACTCTCCAGATAACGGTATTCCGCACGAAGGCGCTGGCCAATGCGGCCCCAGTCTGAAGCCTGCATCGTATCCCGTCCACCATTGCCAATGATCGCTGCTTGTGTATGAGCAAGCTTAAGAGCCTCCCTTACGCTTCGTTGCCATTGATCCAGCGTAATATCGCCACTATCAAGCATGTTTGTAAGACGACGTAGCAAAGCGCCAAGCTTGTTAATTCGACCATCAACCAAAGCCTCCACGGCAGACTGACTAAGGAACCGTCCATTGCTTCCGCGATAACGGCCACTAATGGGATCGTAGCGCCATGAGGATTCATCAAAACGCTGTTCAAGAGCGGCTGCGAACGTTGATAAATCATTCAGGCCTTGCATCTTCAGCCTCCAGAATATCCTTGAAACGCTCAGGTGCTTCCTCTTTCCATTGATTCAATGCGGCGTCAATGTCTTCAGGGCTGATTAATGCAGCTTCGTCCACGTCAGAAAGAATGAGACCTTCTACTTTCATAGGCTCAAGCGCATCAACTTTGCTGCTCACATTCTTAGCTGGGCCTTTACGTTCGGGATCGGGATCGGCTTTGCGCTTGCGGGCCACAATTGTTTGACGCTCTTCTTTGCTCATGGCTTGAGCTTTGGCTTCGGGAAGACACTTGGGCTTGCCTTCTTTCTCTTCACGAGCGCCACACGGACCAAGGATTTCGCCATTGGCGCCAATCCTCACCCATTTCTCCTTGAACCACTTATCAAGATCATCGGCATGCAGTTCTTGTTCGTCGCTCTTAAAAGCTCCGCTCAATGAGCCATGCTTCTTCTTGTACATCTGCTTGTACTGCTGCACGACGTAGCCGCTGGCATAAGCAGACGGCCACACTTTAAACTTAGCCTTAGCAGCACTCACTGCTCGTGAATGCAATGCTTCGTCGGTGAATTTTACGTCGCCACGCACCTTTTCAAGATCGCCAGGCAAATAAAGACCAGCGCTGTCTTCCCTGCTGTCTTCTACTTCCCTGCTGCCATCCATAGGAAGCGTGCCGTTTTCCTCGTCCAAAGGATCGCGACCTCCAGGAGGCACTGCTAAACCACCCCCTTTCTGAGTGGCTCCACCCCCACCCTGAGTAGGAAGTTCCCGCACTACGGACGGATCAAGCGTAAGTTCCATGCTCCACTCAGAACCGCCATAGCGGGCGTCCGCCACTTCCTTAGGACTCAGTACACCGAGCTGGATGTAACGGCCGTCTACAGCCGCCACACGCGCCCGTACGTCAGCCATTTCGCGCTCATTAAGCTCGAACAATGGATTAAAGGAGATGCGCCATGATTCAGGCAGTTCTCCTTTCGTCGGACCTTCTTTACTGAGCATGATGTATTCAAGCAGCTTCTTCATCGGCCGCTTGAAATTAACGCTTTGATAATCAGCAAGCATCTTGGCAAAGTCACGCTCTTCGCTGCGACCAGTGGAACCAAGACCACTCGGGCTTTCGCCAAACAAAACAGTATGAGGAATCTTGCTGGCGCCAATAATATCAACGCGCAGCTTTTCTAGGATTTCTCCAATGCCACCAAAGTTGCGACTAATAAATTCAAGCTCTTCCTTCTCCGCATCAATCGCGTAGCCGCGATAGATGCTCTTGCTCATATCGTTCACCTGCAGGCGATCACGGATGGAGCTTTCCTTGCCAGCAGCGAGCATCGCCGCCAAGCCCCTCACTTTGTGAACAAAAATATCAAATTCAGTGAGCAATGTTGCCGCTGAATTAAGGCCTGTCCAGTAATGACGGAAGCTGTCGTAAACAGTCTGCAAGCTGCTCATGCCCCAGCCATAGTTACGCTGCCTCACGCGATAAGGAAGCCAATCCCCGTCAAAACGCAAAATCCTATCTTTGTGAATGTAAGTGAGCTGGGGCTGGTTAATTAAATCTCCAGAAATGATCTGATAATAAGTGGCTTTTGAATAGTCATAGAGGTTTTCTTCGTTAATGACGGGAGCAATCTGCCACCTATCCAAACACTCAATGTCTTCGATGCGACGGATATTACGTTTATCGACAGGCATATAAGCGGGACGCCCATCGTCAATAAAAAGAAGTAGACAAGCACCCCCATAAAGGCGGGAGTTTTTCGCTGCGAGGTTGAGGTGTTCAAGGATGTATAAATCTTCAATTACTTGCTCAATCCCCTGCACTTCTTCTGCTCTAACACCGTCTCCACCAAACAATACTTTGAAGCCTTTCCGAGTGGCTTGATCAGCATAAATGTCAACAATGCGACGAGGAAGCCATTCACCATAAAGATTTTCTAGCTCTTCTTGAGCCAGGAAGATAGTGGCCGTAGTTTTAGTATATTGCCCCTTATCACGACCAGTGCCCATGCCAATGAGCACGTTCTGAAGACCATCAGCCCTTACGCCGCCGCTTCCAGCGTGGCCAAGATCAACTGCTTCGTTTTCCATAAGCTTTATTTATGGCCATGATGTGTTGCTTTTATTCTAGAACCTGGCTACATTGGCGCGTAGCTTATGCACACTATGGCCAGCTCTCCCATCGATTTCGTCTTTAGCGATGAAGACAAAGAGCTTGTACGGTCAGAAGCCCTCCGCAGGCAGCGCATGAACGAGCGGAAAGGCTTAAAGGGACGCAATGGAGGACCGGCGGATGGTGGCAAGGCACTGCTCTTTCATAAGCTTGGCGCTGCTGGTGAACTAGCAGTGGCAGATTTTCTTAATCTTCGTCAGTTCCTCTACCAAGAAACAGAAGCAAAACGAGGATCTTGCGATCTTCCGCCAGACATCGACGTGAAAACTCGCTCTCGTCATGACTACGATCTCATCTGCCAATTAGATGAGAAGCCTGGAAAAACTTTGGTCTTGGTTACGATACAGAACAAAATCACTCTTCTCCATGGTTGGATGAGAAGTGAAGATGCAATGCAGGAACAATGGAAAAAAGATCCTGCTCGCGGAAGACCAGCTTATTTCGTTCCACAATCTGCTTTATTTCCTCTCATAGACCTACGTCATGCTGAAATGTTCTGACTTTTCTAAGCACGCCCTAAAGCTCGATCTCTACCCTCAACAGGCGAAGATTCTCGATAATTTCTTCCAGCCCGATAAGAGCCATGCAGTGTGGGCCCTTGGACGGCGATCAGGAAAGACTGTCATGGCGGCAGTGGCATGCGTATATATGTGCTTCGTCCTGGAAGACGAATATCGTCGGCGCGTAAGAAAAGGTGAGAAATGGTATATCGTCACCGTCGCCAACAGTCAAGACCAAGCTCGCATTGCTCTCAACAACATTCGCCAGCTCATCCTTGATAGCCCCTTCGCTCAAGAAATTGTCCGGGAAACTGCCGACATCATTGAACTGAGCAACAATTGCGTATTTAAAGCCATTCCCACTTCAGGACGTGCCGCTCGTGGTCTTGCCTGTGCAGGGGCAGTGTTCGACGAACTTGCCTTTGCCACTGAAGGCGATGCAAATAGTGGAGGCAGAGGCATCTACGATGCCCTCTCTCCTGCCATCGCTCAGTTTGGAGGGAAGGGGCGCATCCTTGAACTCTCCTCTCCATGGTTGACAGACGGCATCTTCTACCAGCATTTCAAAGAAGCTAGCTCTGGTCGTTTTCCTTTCATGCAAGCGGTGAATCTCCCAACATGGGAGATGAACCCAAGTATTTCGCAAGAGTTTCTTGATACAGAGAGACAACGCGATCCAGAGAAGTTTAAAGTTGAATATGGGGCACAATTCGCGAGCAATCTTTCAGCCCTTGTTGCAAGCGATGTTGTTGATGCCTGTATTGATGACCGCCGAGCGGCTTTACCACCCCGCGCTGAATTCCAAGGAGCTTACGTACTTGCCCTTGACCCCGCCCGTGGTGGCGTTGGCCGCGACGACTACACTGCTTGTATTGTTCATTACGAAAACGGCACGTTAGTTGTTGATAAGTTCCATTCATTCATGGCTGATTTTGAAATCAATGGAAGGATGGAAGTGAATATCAATGCAGTGGAAGATTGGATTAAGGAACAACATCGCCTCTATGTCTTTGACACGATTGTGATGGACCAGTTCAATAGTGCTGGCACCATTCAAAGTTTGTCTAGCGACTTGCCCATTACTGAACTCACTTGGACCGTTAGTTCCAAGATGAAAGCATTCAGCAAGATGCGCGAATTATTCAACGCAGGACAAATCAACGTCTATCGCCATGAGAAAGCGATTATGCAGCTCAAGAATCTCACCGTCATTTACAAGCCCAGTGGACAATGGAGCGTTACTGGTGGTAAAGCTTCTGGAATTGATGACTTAGCGTTTGCAATGGCAGGCGCAATTCTTGCGGCTAGCAAAGACGATGACATTGGTTGGATTGACAGTTTAATCTCCTAGTATGATTTTCAAACAATAGTTCTCCTATGGAATGAAGAACAGCGATTTAACTATGCAAGAAGCTAAGTTTCTTGTGTCCCTGCTTGAATGCGGCAGTTCCAATAGGCAAACTGCTTTGCAGCTTCTCGCTGCCGAACATCTTTACGTGCCCACTCTCCTGCCAAAGCTCCAAACCCATGCGAAGCGCCTGAAGCAAATCACCTTACTTGAACAGGCACTGCACGATGGTGAAGAAAGCTTTGATGACTACTGCCGTGCCCATCCCGAGGATCAATCCTGTAGAGAATATGACGTTTGAAGCTTGGTGAGCGTTTCAAAACGTGCTATGCTTCTGGAGCTTTCGCGAAGCACGCTGGCCAGCGTTAGTCCACAAAGAAGCAATGGTGATCAGGCACCATTGCTTCGTACCAGGGGAAGAGGGAGATGGGCCCACCCATCTTGAAATGCTGTACAAAGCGGATTGAAGCCCCGCTCAGCGCCCTCAACTTCACCCGCCCGAATAGTCCAGCGGAAGAGACAAGCGATTTAAAATCGCTCCAGCGCAGGTTCAAATCCTGCTTCGGGCACTTTGCTACACTGATGGTACGTTCACCCCGCAAGGGGCGCATGACTGGCTGGTACGGAACGGGACCAGCATCATCGGGAACCATCATGAACCCACTCGCCCTCATCAAGCAACAGCTTGAGAAAGCAGCTCGCCTGCGTGAAGCACAACATGCAAGCCTTGTCTATCGCGGCATTGCTTACGTGCCTAAGCCTCATTGGTTCTGAGCTTATTGCTGAAGACAAGAGCCCGCTACGGCGGGCTTTTCTTTTGGCCAATGGACAACAGCGTTGGCAATGATGAAGCAATTGGTAATGAGATAGGAAGCAAAAATTAATGTGCGAATGAGCGCCACTTTGTCTGCTTCATGATCATGCTTGCTCGCCTTCTCGCCCAGCGCCAGCGCCCAAATCCTAAAAGCCGCTCTAATTAGTTCTTTCATTAGCCTTGCTGCAGTAATTCAACCTTTATCCATCCTTTATAGGATTTTCGCAGACCCAAATACACTCGATAGAACCCATCCTTGGTGCCAAATTTTTTGCCTAAATCAAACAAATTGGAGGAAACCATAACGGAGCCATCTTTGTGAATAATTTTGTATTTCCTTTCGTCATATCGCTTGCATAAGTTCACAACCATGTCGGCATTGATCACGGCATCACTGTCCTCTGTCTTTTCAACAGCTACCCAACCCTTGTAGCTTTGCCTGTATCCCGTCATGACTCGATAAAAAGCCTGTTCATATCCACATGCAATTCCAAGATCGCGCAAGTTTTTAACGTAAACTACGATTCCAGACTCGTGAATTAATTTGTAAACTTGGGAACTTGCTGATTCTTTCATTTTGGCAATTCTTTCTTGTTCGTCCCAAGAAATCAAGCGCCCTTCTCGCCATTCTGGGCCAGGACATCTTTTGCATTGTGTATTGCGGCGTCCATCATTCCACCACCTTGAGCCAGTCTTCTCTAGTCTGACATTTTCTTTTTCTTGGTCTGACCATACCTTGCCAGACGGCCCTTGTCCTCCAGCAGTTTTGTTTAACAAAAATCCTGTTCCATTGTCCACCCTCCCCAGCACGTTAATCATATATTTTTCATGAGAAAATGCCTGGTCTTCCGTTAGACCAGTCTTGAGTAGCAATATATTTTGCCTTGCGGGCACTGGCACACGACCATGATTTTTCCATGCCCTTGAACCTCGCCCCTTGCCAATGTAATAGGGGGTTCCATTGCCGTCAAGATACGCATATGTGTAGAAGTCGCTCATTCGTTTTCTTTTATTCTAGCAGCGCCTTCGCCCAAATTCTCCATACGTTCTTCCTGCTCATAAATCCAAGCCTTTAGCTCTCCAACATATTGCCTAATGATGGCAGCTTTTTCAAGATGCCACTGGTCCATGGTGAGAAAATATTGGGCATTGTGCCAATCAATAGCTCTTAATGATTGGTAAATAATTGGATTGAGCGGCTCACGCAGGGGCGTGTTGAACGTTCTGCGCTCGGTCATCGGAGGAGAAGAATTGCATCGCCTCGTCCCAATGGACGGGCGCAAAGTTGTGTTGTTCTACACAACAATTAAAATAGCGCCTATCTAAGCTCCCGTCAGTTAATCTTACGTTATGACAATGTAAATGACCGTGAATATTTCCTTTAAATCTTTGCTCAAACAACTCTGGATGGAGAGGAATGTGACTCAGCATAAATTCATGATGGTAAAAGCATCCACGAATGTCATCAAAATATTCCGCATAGTCTTTCAGCTTGAAAATATCGTGATTGCCGCGCACTAATACTTTCCTTCCATTGAGCTGCTCCAGTATCTTCAGGCCACGACGGGCAATAGCCACATCTCCCAGCACGTAAATCCTATCTTTCGGCTTCACTTTCTTGTTCCATTGTTCAACCATGAACGCATCGCCTTCTGCTGCGTCCTTAAATGGACGCAGCTTTTCACCATCAGGCTTTAAAAACGTGTAGGCCTTATCGTGACAAAAGTGATTGTCTGACGTGAGCCAGCAGTTGACCATGGTTCAATGGAGGAAAGGCGCTGCTGGGAATCGAACCCAGTATTCCATGCTATCTGCATGACGTGTGCCAACACTTCAGGACCAGATGGCCCGAGCATGACCAGTCTCAAGGGCTGGACAGTGGCTTGGGCTCTGTCTGCCCGATGCTAACGCAGAGCGGGAACTTGCTCAATATAGCGTCAAGCCCTGCCGTAAGAAGGCAAGTTGGTATTGGCTGCCTCAAAGAACGCGGGCATCCGGCTCCGTTGCGTTTCGGCAAGGCCATCTGCCTTGCCTTTCTCAAACAAGCTATCACTCTGCTTAAGCCAGAAATCCTTGTTCAACCATTTGTTCTCGCTGGCGCCCAGTGCATCAAACGCCCACAATGCAGTGGCCCGACGCAGTTTATTCAGGCTCTGGCCAGCATCCTCGCCAAGTTCCTTGGCCACAAGGCTATGCACGCCGACGTGGGTAATTTCATCACGACTGATATCAGCCGCCACTGTGCGAATGCCCATGTCTCCATTGAAACGGAAAAATGGCAGCACAACAAAGAAAATGCTCCGCTCAAGAATGGCAGCTTTCAAAATGGGGTGGGCAGGATGTTCTTGCCATGCATTCAGAATGCCTTCCACTTCCTTCTCAGCCTTTTCATCGGCACCATGGGCGGCAACGATGTAGTTCAGGGCCTGATCATGACGCTGTTCATCTTCCTGGTTGTGCCGTAGAGCTTCCACTACGCCAGGCGTAGAGGGCAGATCACGCTCTAAGCCTTGCTCCAGAAAGTCCTTCACAGGCAGTTCCAGATGACGCAGTGCCAGTAGCTTGCCAAGAGTGGCCTCGCTGCCTTCCTGCACAATGCCCTTGTCCACGGCAACGGCCTGCCAAGGCCGTTTTTTGGCAATCATCGACAGATAGGGGCTCTTTGTCGTCATGGCGGTAGTATCGTTCAATGGTGAGGAGAAAAGGGGCCTTTGGGCCCCCTTTTTTTGCTATTCAGCGCAGGCAGCGCAGAATCCAGCCTCTACGGAACAAGACGCAGAATCCTGCTCAGTCTCTTCATTAAGACCAAACATGCTCTTAAAGTCGTCGTCCAACGCAGCATATGCATCGTCCTTGCGCTGAGTATCAGGCAGGACTTGCAAGCTGTAATAGAGGCTCGTCTGAGGACACTCTAGCCAATCCTTCAGGAAAGCTTCGTCATAATTCACGATGTCTGACCATGAATTAAATGAATAACCATGGAACAGGCCTGTGCGTTGGTACAACTGAACTAGTCCATTGGCAACTTTAAAGAAAGCTTCCCAGCCAACTTCCGCAGCAGTTTCCACTTCGCCATAGTCAAAGCTCTCCACGCCAAACGTGCCGCTATCGCGATCTACAGTGCGAGCAATGGGAGGAGCAATTTCAGGAGCAGTAGTGAAGCCCCTGGTGTCTAAATAGCGATAGGAGCACGATGCAGTGGGAGCAATGCAAAAGGCACGTTCCATGCCATGTTCGCGAGCAATTTCTGCAGCTTTCTGGATGCCTTGGTCAATTTGCCATACTGCTTCGCCAGAAATAGTATCCTTCCAATGGTGTGCCCAGGGATGCGGATCTTCGTCAAGATAAGCTTCAATGGCATTGCCAAAATCTTCGTAGCTAATCCCTTGAATGGCAAGGAAATTAGCTAGGCCCAATACGCCTAAACCAATTTGTTTATCAATAACAGGTGGCAAATATTCGCCAGTGTCGCCAACGCCAGTGCGAGGATGCAGCTCACAAAGCTGCATCATGCCCTCGACAAACGCTCCTTGAATGTTGTCCAGCGTACATGCGCCCAAATTAACGTGCTGAAGCAGACAAGTACCACGATGCGGAAGATAAACTTCCAAGCAGACATTGGATCGGATGCGTTCTCCTCGTGCGTTATAGCGAATTTTGTTGAGCCAGAGATCGCCAGAAGAGATGGCACGAAGACAGGCATTGATCAGTTCAGGAGACGATGCGGAAAGGAAATTGTCATCAACGTTTAAACAACGCTTCACCCAAGGAAGCTCACTGCGTGATGCACTAACAAATTCAATGGCATCAGGAGAGGAATAGTCAAGATGAAGAACTACAGCCCCATTTTTATACAAACCGCCCCTGCGTAAGATTTCATTAAGCGTGGAATAAATCTTGCCAAAACTTACTGGTCCACTTGCCACGAGGCCTTTGCCATTTTCAGCGCCCCTTTCGCGCAAAGAAGACAAATGAACAGCGACCCCCGCACCATTGCGCAAACCATGGCTAACAAACCGCCAAGATGCTTCAATGCCATCTTCGCCCTCCATTGAATCTTCCACATTGAAAACCGTGCAGCTCACAGGCAGGCGCCCATCAGGGCTATCAAGCCAATCTTGCACGCGCCCCGTCCGAGCAATTGGTTCGCACTTCGCCTTTTCCTTCAGCTTCATAAGACAACAAAGGCCCGCTCAAGCGGGCCGCGATTAACAGAAGCAGGCTAGCGCAACAGGACAATGGAGAAGCGGAAGATTTCCTTAATCACACAGCCCCTCCTCATCGCCCATTGCTAGCAGATCACGAACATACAACTTGGCCTCGTTCGTCGTGCGGAAATAATGCGGCTGTCCGTCAATGGCAGCAAACCATTGAAACTCTGGCCTGCTAAAACATGGCCACAATTTATACGGGCCAATATTAAATGGCTGGCGATCAGGAAGGCCCCACATAGAAGCTTTGCGAAGATCATCTCACGCTAGTCGTTATTAATAATTGCACAAGTGCTATTTAATACAAAATGCAGCTTTCCCATTGAATCCTTAAGAAAAACGGAAGAATTTGGCCAAAGTGTTCACCACGATACCAAAAATGCCGCATTTGAGCCACAGTGCGAGATACGATAGCTTTAGCGGAGCTGCCGTCTAGTGACAGACAAGGGCAGCACCGCCTGGTCTAGCCCCTCTAGACGACGTTCCTCAAGTCAGAGCCCTCTGGCAAGTGGAGACGCCCCAAGCGTCGGAACGTCTACTAGCAAAAAGGCAAGACTAGCCGCGAAACTCCCCTCTAGTGGAGCCCCCAAAGGGCGGAACACTCCAGACAAGCGGCGAAACACCTAGGGCTGATCCAGATCCCATGTGATGGATCGCGGATGCTATGCGTCGCTGCGGGAAAGGCTAAAAATCATTGGTTCCCATCTTTATCTCATGACCAGCGGCCCTTAAAGTGCCGCTTCTGGCTTTGGAAGGACAATGCGAAAGAAGAATGCGCGAATTGTCTTTATCAAGCTTTTTGGTTCGTCATTACGACGCCTTGGGGCGTCTCCATTGGTGAAGCTGATCGCCTGAAACGCCTCAAGCGGCGCCTTCGGCTTGCTTTCGGCGTAGTGCTACTAGGTTTTTGCTAGTTATTATTTTGCTAGCAATAAGCTCGCTATGCCCCTTCTGGAAAAACAATGCTCTAAGTGCAAGCAAGTGCTGCAAGTAGAGCTGTTTTTTAAAGACAAGAATCGCAAAAATGAAAGGCGGAGCCAATGCAAAAAATGCGCGTATGCAGCAAGAGAGGCGTATGTAAGACGAAATCCAGTGCTAGTACAAACTGGAAAAATGGTCGACAAAGCCAGAACAAGAGCTAAAAATAAAAGCCTTCCTTTTGATATTGATTATGATTACATTCGCTCCATTATCCCCTCTCATTGTCCAATCTTTGGCGTTCCCCTTGAATGGTCAGCAAGCCGTGGCAGCAAGAAAGGCGCTCTTCCTAATAGCCCTTCCCTAGACCGCATTGATCCCTCTAAAGGCTATGTGAAAGGAAATGTATGGATAATTAGCCATCGCGCTAATCAAATTAAAAACAATGCTTCTCATGATGAACTAAAACTAGTAACAAAAGCCGTGGGAGAAGCCATCGTTAATAGCCTAGAATTTTAGACGGAAAGTGTCCAAACCATGCTCAGGCACTAGGTATAAATACTAAGTTGAAAAAAGTAGATCATTTTTAATCGCACTTTTTGAGGGGGATACCGCAGCCCCCCACGCTCAAACTGCCGGGCTACTGCGCTGTAGCAACGGATACACTTTTAACAAATTGTCATAATTCCCACACTGAAACATCCTGCAATCTTGTTAATTATCCCTCAACTCCCCAATTCTCTAGACGCCGCCGACCCTATGGGTCCCATCCTGCCGCCAACCTATGGGCCCTGCAGGCATCAAAAAGGGCCCTGATGGGCCCTTGTGGCTGGTTTGATTGTTGGGCCCTTGCGGGCCCCTGTGGGGCCCTCTCAGAATTCTGTATTCTCAGCCATGAAATCTACAATTTGTTGTTTAAGTTCAGCGATGGCACATTCGCGAGCGTAACTGTATGCGCGGTCTTGCTCACATTCCATAGCGTCAAGGTAGTGGCAGGCATCATCGAAAGTGGGGAATGTTTCAGCGTAGAAAGTGTGACCGTAGTCTGATTCCGTGATGTAGAACACTGGAGGGATTGCGAGGGAATGTTTAAACAATGGGGCCGCAATTGCGGCCCGCTAAATTAGGCGATGCAGAATGCTTGCTTATCAGCTTCAGAGTATTTGATACCGTGGGGCAGTTTAAACCTAAGGCCAATTATCGTACCGTATGTTGGATCGGCAGGCCTGAAATCTGACAAGTCACCGTCATACACTGCCAACACTTGCCCATCTTTAGCGTCAGGATAGAAAGGCGCGGCGTTGACATAATCGGGCAGATTTTTGCCCTTTTTGACATTAAACGCGGCTGCCACATTAACGCCAGCTTGTAAGGCATCTTGGCAGATTTTAAGATTCGCGGCATTGTTGAAGCCGTCAAAGCTGCACGTTAGGTGATAGCCAAGCCGCGCACATTCTGCCCAGTTGCGTTTGATTTTGGTGTAATCATAGAACTTCACTTTTGCGCCATAGTTTGCTTCAATGTTGTTGAAAATTTCAAATATATTGCGCTTACCAATTGGTAGGAAATAACCAAACTTAACGCGGCAGAATGTAGCAAATTCAGCGTCAACAGTAAAATCTACATTCTCCCAGGCAATGTCAGACGTACCATTAAGGCGAATAGCAATAGGTTCGCCAGAATGTTTGTTTAGTTTGGAGAGAATCGCGCAAACAATAAGGCGGGCGAATCGCTGTTTGTCTGCAGCGTAGGCTAAGGTGCGGCGGATTCTTGCCGCTTGTTTGTTTGTCATATAGACGGGATTTCCCGCGAAATGCAAACAAATCTTGCGACAATTGCCAGCACCGGGGCAAACATTAACGCCCGAAGTATTGTCAGGCGCAAGATGCAGAATGTATGTTTGAACCTTGCTTTTTTCAGTTTTAGGATTAACGCTTAAGAGATCACGGTAACTGATTTTATATTGTTGCGACATTGAAGCCAAATCGACGGGCAGTTTGGCGCGAGAATTGAGAAGGGCAGGCATGATTTTAGAGGGAATGTTTGCGGAATATTTGAGAGAATCAGCGTCCGTTGATCTGCAGCAGACAAGCGTCAACGCTTGCGCCAGCAAGACGGCAGGAGACAAATAAACGCTGATCCTCAATTGCAAGGGTTCCCACAAACAGGGCGAACAGGGAGCCGGCAAACAACGCGGACAGTTTGGCGGTGAGGGATAGAGCGTGCATGTTTGGAGGGTTTGGAGAGGGGCGGCTTCGGGGTCGCCCCTTTGCCGTTGAACAAACAATACAGACCCCATTCCGTCAACGCCGCGCAATTGTGGCCGATTTTATTTCCGCACACCGTCGGCAGCCGTTGCCTTGACGGCATAGGGGCTGCGATGGTACGGGCACCCACAAACGGCCAGATGCGAGCAAGTAAAGAACGAAACGCGCACGCCTGCGCGAAATACAGCATGATGTGCCAAAAATCAACAGTTGAAACAATCCGCAATAATCAGGCAATCAGGGGATCGTACAACGGCAGCGTGATAATGCAAACAACACAAACGGCATTTCACAAACAACGCAAGCGTGATAATGCAAACAACGCAAGCGTGATAATGGCAATTCGTAGTGCGCATAACGCTATCGTGATATCACGATTTTATGGGCAAGCTTTTGTAACATTTCGAAACATAAGCTCAGCTTATCTGTCATATAGGCTCAGCTTATATAGTGCGTTTGTACTATGTGACAGTTCAGGATTGGCACTAGTACACGTGTACTATAGTACGCCTGTGCTACTATGCGGCTATGCGCATATGCGCATATCACCATATTGTTATATAATCATATGCCGATAGAAGCATATAACGGCAGCGTGATAAAACGATATAAAAGAAGCCAAAAACCAGCCGTGCCCTAAACAAGCCAAAAACCAGCCGTGCCCAATTTTTCAAAACAAGCCTTTTTCTATCCGTGTCCAAATTTGCTATACCACTTTGCCCGGATCCTGCCACGAAGATTAAGGTCTTGATGGCGCCAACTATCAAAACGACAAATCTTTTTAATAGTTCCATGCGAAACATTTAATTCTTTTGCAATGGAATAAGCGCTTTCACCATATTTCACGCGCAAACGAACTGCTGTAATTTGCCGCGATGTAAATTTAGCATTTTTCTTTGCCTCTCCACAGGCTTGCAGTCCATTATCCCAGGCGTGCTTTGCGTTGTCGCTGTTTGTGGTCCATTCAAGATTAGAAATATGATTATTAAGTTTATTTCCATCTTTATGATTTACACACCATCTATCGCCACCAGACCCTATTTCCCCGGGCGCAGGAGGCATCCAAGTAAGACGCATTAAATAATGAATAGTACGAGGTTGTTTCTTCTTGTTATTCTCCGTGATTAGCACCCATGGATAATCTTTGCTTCCGCTGGTTTGCGGACTCATGAGTCTTGATTTGGCTACGCTCCACACCTCGCCCTTCTCATTGATGAAATAGCGTCCGTCATACCCAGGGATCTCCTTAAACCCTGTAGGCACGTTGCTATGCTTGTATTCAGCCATGGCCAAACTCCTTCTTTGGTGGTGGTTAGAAACGTCACGAGATGCCAGTCTCGCGATGTTTCGCCATGCTAGCAATTATTTTCTTTACCAGCAATGTCCATCAAAAGCTGCCTTGGCGGCAGCTTCTTCGCTTTCATAAGGCCCTCCCACGCCATTTTCATCATCATCGTCATACCAATACCAGCCTTCTACTAGTTCAGTGCCTTTGCAGCATTCGGCATCAAAGAAATCAATGAGGATCATCGAAAGTCTCCAAACTCAATCAAAGCATCGCGCAAGAAATCAACCAAATGCTCCTTGCTAATAGTATTGAAAATATTAGTCACATAAGCCCTTCCTTCTTCCCCCTCATAAATAACATATCCCCTCCACCAGTCGTCAGTGAATTGCGAAAGTTCATAGTCGTTAATCATGAAAATTCTCCAATGATGTAATCAAAAGGCCCTTCACCATGCCCAATGCAATGACCGGCAAGTAAAGCATGCCTAGCAAGGCCATAAGGCCCTATTTCTGCATAGTTATCCCTTAGCCATTTCTTATCAAAAAACCTATCAGGCTTGCCGCTCCTGTCCCAGACAATAGAGAAGAACTCTCCATTGTCAACAAAATCACCATATTCATCTCTTATTTCATAGTCTTTTTCTTGCGTTAAATAATCAATATGACTCCACATTTGCTGCCAGTTATTTAGCGCGTTTTCTGGATAGACGTGGAGGCCAAAACACCAGCCATAAGAGCTTTTGCCAAGATGTAAAGGGAGCTTTTCTTCTTTGCCGCAATGAAAGCATTTTGGAGCATGAAGATAATAATTTGTTCCCATGGTCAATCATCTCCAATAATGCAAAAATCAGGATCATTATCCTTCTTTATCCATCGACATTGATTTAGTTCAGGAAACACTACAAAAAGCTTGTCGTGATGATCCTGCTCAACAATGCCAAGAGTGATTTTGGTGCCAATACGGCTTTTGCCTTTCTTGCTGATGGCGAGAATGTTAATAGCGTCTTGCATGATTTTAATAAGGGGAGAACGGGGCGCCTAAAGCGCCCCTTGCTTAATCAAGCAGCCTCGGAAGCCCAGTGCTTGACAGTGTGCATAATGTCGTCGCTGGTCTTATTGAAGAGGCGGCTAACAGTTTCAATGGTGCGGCCCATCATCATCTGGCCATCTTCGTGCTTAGCAATACAGCCCACGCCTTTAATGAAGAAGCCGCAGCCAGGCTTGCCTTCATTGATGAACTGAGCAATGAGAGAAAGAAGCTGCTCTTCATCGTGCTTAATGAGGAGGCCGCCAGCGTTAACAAGGAATTCCATGGTAGGGAAGCAAAGGGCTGTCGGGATCTCGCCCAACAAGAGAACAATACAGCAGAGAGGGGCCTGGAGGCCCCTAGTTCACAAAACTTAACAATGCCTGAATGGGGTTCAGGAAAGAAGTATCAAAGATGTTCCTAAATCAGGCTAGTTGCTCCTGAAGCCTGCCCCACATCCATTGCTCCTTAGTGTCAGGGCGCAGCAGCTCGTAGCCTTCATGGTCCACGATGCTATCGCCTGCGCTGTCCACATGCCCTTCGATGTCGAGCTGCCAAATGCCCTTGCAGGCCCCATCAGGCCCGTACACGCCAATGACATGCTCTCTGTCCTCCATTGCAAGCCGAATGTGAAAGATGAGCTGCTGGAGCGTGGCTGCTTGGTAACTACCCTTGGTGGTATCAAAGTAAGGGCCATTGTCTTGGTACGTTTTGATGGTGGTGATCATTGGTCGTAAGTGGAGAGTGGTTCGTCTTCGATTTCGTGAGCAAGCTGCTTGAGCTGATCTAGGGCAGCTTGAATGATGTAGCCCCTGCTAACAGAGCTTTCATCAAGCAGCTCTTCTAGGGCTCTGATTTCATCGTAGAGTTCTTCAATGGAAGAGAAAGTGCGTGCTGCATAGGGCACACCATATTCATCTTCTGAAACAAAAGAAATAGGGAAAGACATGGCCTTAAGGGGAAGCAATTGTCCAAGAAAGATAATCGTCAGAGTGACGAATAAGGCGAATGAACCCTCGCTCTTCGAGCTTTTCCATTGCCTTCAAATGATCTGCAAGTCTGTTCCCTTGTAATGGACATTTCGGGGCCTTGCATGGTTCGTCTCCGTGCTTTTTCTTGTGAGCTAAATAATGCAAATATATATTGCGTTGATTGATAGAAAGGGCTAACTGTGAATTGTTCATTGTTGGCCGTAAATGCAAGAGTTGAAATACTGTTCGGCTTCCCACTTGTGGTCAAACAAGCCGTAGGAAGTGTCGTGGAGCTGGAATTCAGTTATGCGCTCCCATCCATAAGCTTCCCATTTCGTGGAGCCATCGGTGCAAAGATAGGAGCGAACGCCATAGCCGCTATGTTGCGCTTGGCGATCAGCTTCAAGCTTGGCCAGATAGGGATTGTCTCTGTGGCCTTCGATAGTGCAATGCATGGCTTGGTTGCGAACAAAGGAACAATACAGCACCATGTCCCGCTCAACGAGGCTTGTTACAAACCTTCATAAAGGCTCTCAATGCGAAAGGGCCGAAGCCGGCCCATGCGAAGCTTGTCTTCACTGACGAATTGTTGACTATTGGTTTTGGTGTTTTTGATCTTATGCAGGCCAGTTTCAGGATATATTTTCACCACTGTATATTCGCCTCTCCATTGTTTGAAGCCTGAATCGTAGAGATCAACGAGGGTTCCAATGGGAAAAGGCATGATAGTATTGGTCTTCCCAACAATTTCTTTGTGGGGCGTTACACGCCATGGAGCAGGCGGTAAGGGCTAGGCCTCGTGAAGCCTAGCCCAGCTCTAACTCTTTTGATTAGTTAGTGACGTTGGCGCAGAGAGCAGCCACCATATTGGCTTCTCCTGGTTTTGCG